GCCATAGCCATTGCATAACCAGCATCATTTGTTCCGGTGCCTCCTTCAGTCAACCACGTACCAATTGCAAGGCTCATGATCAAATCATCATGACTATCTTTTGATGCCATTGGTTTATTACCGTTCCAAATAAAGGCCTGGAGTTGATCATAAAGCCTTTGAGAATAACACTTCAAAGTCTTATTACGGATTAATTCCTCTAATTTTGTAAGAATTTGTACTCGCGTCTTTTGGTTCGTAGGAAACCCGGGCAATTCATCTTGGTTAAGGGGAGTGTAGTTTAAAGCATCTCCTCGATGATTGTGATAGTATATTCTCGGATATCCTATGTCCCTCAACTTAACATTGACGAAATATCCGAATGTGTTATTCTCGGGACACAACAAGGCATTGTTATATTTCTTTCCCCACTCGGCAAGAACATCAGCAAACTTTTCAGGTGGAATCTTACCCATGTATTCTGCAACAACTTCACAAGTCTTTTGATCAAGAACGTGAAACGAAGAATAATCTGCAGCATCTCCGCGGGCAACGTCTGCAGAGATAACATAGCTCTTTTCGAGGATGGGCTGTTCCCAAACCCAAATGTTTCTATCAAATCCAGTCTTCTCCAACGGTGGACGAATCATAGAACGAAGATCTTCTAAGTCTTCTGATTGCAGGAATGTGTCACCTGATGTGATGAAGTCACAAAGATACTCTTGACTAACTTTTCTCTTTGGAAGATTACGAGTCTCTTTAATAAACCAAGCTTCATCATGCTCAGGATGGACAGTCCACGGTAACCTTATCGGATTAAATTCATTTGTTCCTGCTTCTGCTTCCACCCATAACCGATAATACAGACCACCAACACCATTAGGTGATGAAATAAGAATTGCATTACCACCTGTTGTCAACGTAGGATACAAACCTGTCCAGATCGTATCAAAGTCTCTAATGAATGCACACTCGTCAACGATCAATAGAGATAGAGATTCAGAACGACCGGCATCTTCAGATGTAGGAACTGCTTTGACTTGGGAACCATTACTAAAAGATATTTGTTGTTTTGAAGGTTCAAACTTCGGCATCAACAACCAAGTTGGAAGCGATTGTAGCATGACATGAACTTTTTTGATGAAGTTCTGTGCAGTAGCTAATTTAGTTGCAATGACAAGGACATTCTTGTCTTTATAGAATATCGCTAACCAAGTTGCATACGCAGCTGAAATTGTAGATAAACCAAGCTGACGAGATTTTAGAACGATGTTAAAACGATTGTTTTGAAAATCATCTAAGCAATCTTCCTGAAAATCATAAAGATCAAAAGGAATTGTTCCCTTCAACGGATGTTGGATCTTGGCATATTTTCTGATAAAATACGCTGGGTCTTTACCACAACGTATTATCTCATTAACTTGTTGCTGTTTTGTCAGCAGTTTTTCTTGCATCCGTTCAACCTATCTCAAACATGACTTGCTTACGATAAAGCGCAGTTCTCTTAGGGTTATGCACTCCAAATCCCACTATTTCGACGGAATCTCCAGAACTAACTTCTTTCGTTTTCAATGCTTTTGAAGTTAAATCCTTATAAGACTTTTTGACGGCATCAATGACTGATTTAATGTTGCCAAGTGATAATTCTTCTTCTCGAATTTTAACTTGCAGCATTTGTCTTTCTGAAGCAAAATTAACAACAGTTTGATAAGTGACTGAAAGCATGTCTGGACCAACCATCTTCATCTTAACAGAGAATGAATTAACTATTGGAGACGATGATCTTCCCCACGTAGTATCAATAGCTTGGCCTAAAGCGTTGTAATCTAATTCTGGCATATCGGACAATAATCCTTCAGTATCTAAATATTGTGATAAATCAAAACAGCATATTTACTGTAATCTTTTTTCTTCCACCTAACTTTTCTTGAACCTGTTCTTTTGTTGGACGCCATCCTTCTTTCCAAGATGGGAATCTTGGTCTAGCCCAAAAAGTCTCACAGCTTTCGCAACATTCAAACTCCCGATATGATTTTTCATCATCAACAGTTCTCATCAAATAATCGCAAACTGGACATGAAAGAGGAACTATCCGTCTCTCTTCAACAGGCTTAATCACATAGAAACCTTCACATTCTTTTATCAATCTATCATTCAAGTACGGTTTCCATTCGTTCATACAAGCACCATCTTTGAATCCTTTTCGTTCTTTGTGATCTCTAAAATATGATCAGCAACGTCTTTAATTCCATCAACATGAGTAATGACCAAAATTAATCTAAAAAACTTCTTAAGGCTTGTCAATAGTCTATTGCAAGATTCTACCCCAGCATCATCTAGTGTTCCAAATCCTTCATCGATGATAAACATATCTGATTTTGACATTGAAGAAACATTGACTAATGCAACTCTTAATGCAATAGAAGCAATGGTCTTCTCCATTCCAGAACACAGCTCAATGATTCTCCTAGAATCTCCATAATTTATGTAGATCTCAGACGCATCTGATTCGTCATCATTTTCCATTTCAACAGAGAAATCAACAATTCCGTGTAAGATCTTGGATATCTCTGCATTGATCACAGGAAGCTGTGAACGAGTGATGATTAATGGAATTCCTTTCTTTGAAAAAGCTCCTGAGATGATCTCGTATATCTTCATCGTCCTGAGTAGATTGTCTCTTGATTCCTTCTCTGCATCGAGTTTCTCAAGCTCAGACATCAATCGACCTCTTTGCGTAGCCAACATCATCCTTGCCTCATCCCACTCTTTGATTGACCTAGACAATGTTTCTATTTTTGATCTAAGAGAAACAACCTCTGAATTTTCATCATTTTTTAATGCCTCTTGTAGGTCAATTAGCTTAATCTCAGCATCCTTTAGATTCGCAGTCAATGTTTCACAATTTGAACGAATCTTCTCGATCTCTGTCTCTTTGCGAGATATTTCAAGATTCAATTTTGAAGACAACGTCGTTGCCTTCTCTAACTTGGAGATCTTTGAAACCAAAGACTCCTTCTCAAGTTTGCTCAATGCATCGTTAAGATCATTTAACTTCTTAAGAGTTGCCGCTGCCTTCTCGTTCTGCGCAACAATCTTGTCCTTATTTTGATGAGCATCCTTAATGAACTTACACGTAGGATAGTCATCTCCACAAGGAACTTCATCTAGAATTTTTAGCGACTTTTGTTGAGTCTTTAACAACGTTGACTCTTTGTCGTGAAGATGTTGCAATTCAAGAATTGACTTCTCTAATGAATCAATCGCAGATAACTTCTTCTTCAAGCCTTCGATGTCATCAGAAGCTTCAACTTCCTCAACAATCTTTAATTTGTCTTTTAAAACAATGATCTCATCTTTAATGGTGTCAATCTTCGAACATGAATCATTACAAATTGTCTTTAGGTTCTTAACTTTTTGCTCGTGAAGTTGAACATCAATTACAGTAACAGGCTTATGACCTTTATGAGATGCAAGCTCTGTTCTCAACCCAGAGACTTCATTTTGAGCATCCTGAGAAGACGCTATCAATTCATCGATCTTTTCAGATAAATCTAGAATTGTCTTACCATGATTCAACTGAAGTTCATCCCAATTTCTATCTGGGAAGTTTTTCAGTTGCGCCTTAAATCCATTGAGATCCTTTGAAGACATGTCATACATCTTGTCGAAGATGTCTAGGCCCAAGAACCTGGACAGCGTTGCCCTTCTTCTAGTTGATCCTTGGTAAATGAATGCATTGATGTCGCCTTGTGCAGAGAGTGCTGTCAAAGAAAAATCTTCACTAGTACCAATGAGATTTCTTATTGCTTTCTCTGTTCCAGTACGAAGATCATCACATAGATCATCTAATTCTCCATCATCTCTCATCCTATAGAAATTAAGAGATGTTGATGCATTTGTGACACCTTTCTTGTTGATTGTCTTCGTTGTCTGTCTCTCTGTGATATAAATCTTGCTGTTGTGATCAAAGATTGCCCGGGCATAACAGTAAGGCTTCCTGATGTTACATATGTGTAGATTCTTTAATGACCCTCTATCGGTAGTGTTGAACAACGAATACATCATTGTTCCAACAATTGAAGATTTTCCAGTTCGGTTTGGACCAAAGATTCCAACGATTCCATTCAACTTGGTGAAGTCAATCTCGTTCTCTTCACCGTATGCAAAGGTATTGTCCCACTTCAAGTGCCTCAAAGACCACTTAGAACCCTTGACATAATCATCAGTTGATGC